AATCAGAAGTTAAAATATTTTCAACTTTATTAAACGTCATGACATCTTCCACATCATTAAATTCTCTGTACAAACTTAGTGCAATATTAATCACTTTATTTGTTGGAGAACGAACACGATGCAACATCTGACAAAATTCTTGAGCTCCCAATGATTGTTCACAACCATAACCATATATAGAATCGAAATAATCTGGAACATCAAATGACACACCCATACATACTGATGGTGTATATATAACTATATCAAATTCTCTCCATGAATCATTAACATTCAAAAGACTTTTAACTTTATCATCATCTTTTGTCTCTTTATGAATCAATAATACATTTAATTCAGGATATTGTTGTAAAATCATTGTTCTCAAATCTTTAGCTTTATTATTAGAAGCCATTGGTACAGCTAATTTTAATCCTTTACCAGCATCCTCAATAATACGTTGTACCCAATCATTATATCTCATGCTCACTATTGTGTATTCTGAGAATGCTTTAAAAGTATTAATAATTAATTGCTTTTCATCACCTGCTACTGATAGAACATTTTCATAATATTCCATACAACGATTAGATAAATCGGCATCCATGATTACTACTTGCTTAGCTTCTGCAATACGTTGTTCCATTGATGAAACAATAAGATTTGCCTTTGGGTTCTTAACAAAATGTCTTGATGTAATATAACGTGCACAACTCTCACATTCATCCACGATAACCCAATCAAAACGATCTACTGCAACACGAGCTAGCGAATCAATTTGACAAATGATTTTCCTGTTGTGAATTTCCTGTTCTTTAATATCGGAATATAGAACAAAACCATATTGTTTTAAATCTCCTAATAGTTTTGCACCAAATGTTCTTCTAGACGAAATAAACAACATTGTTGTCTTTTCAGTGATCATTTTCTTTTCTTCAAACATTGTTTTCAATAAATTGGATGTTTTACCAGTACCTTTTTCCGATTGAAGACATAATAATCTCTTATTGATGTAAGGTGTGAAAATAGATGGATCGAGTTTTGCTTGATTGACAATTAAAGTATTATCATCGGTTTTCAAATCAATCTCTTTCTTTGGATATGCCTTAATAATATCATTGAATGAAAGTTTAGTATTCTTAAATATATTAGTAACACCATTTCTTTTACACAAGTTAATAATGTATCCAATACTGCCATTGCATTTACTAAATCCCATCCAACGCTTTTTCATATCCCATGCTACATATTTATCAGATTGTGCAGACCATCTGTTCCACAAATCGAAATATTTTTCATGATTTTCATCGCAATGATATAGAGATGTACCAACAAGACGCCATGTATCATAATCATCACATGCATCATGTGGTAATTGAAATAACATGTCTTCAATATTAATATTCTCCATATCGTTTTTTGCTATTGATAACTCTTCTTTTGGTTCGGGTCTAGGTTTCTTAAACATTTGTTTCTTTTCAATCATAATATCATCAGTATCCACTTTATGTGTCATCAATGTTCTCAAGAAAAATTCGTATTCATCCATTCCAGAATTCATATCAGTTAATGTTTTTTCATCATCAATAACTATTTCCTTTGGTAAAAGAATTGCTTCCTTACCTTTTTTACAGCAATAACACAATCTTAAACATGTCATTCCATAAATACTAACATCTCCAAATTCAATATCAAAGTCTTTGTTGGCTTGGATATAAAAATCTTTACATACTTCGTTATTTTGAAACACTATTCCTCTGAAAATAATATGATACGAATATTTATTAGATTCTTTGAAAGAAACAGTTGGTTCAGATTCTAAAACAATAATATCATTTATATCATAATCATGACCATGATATTGTTTCATTGCTTTACATATTTTTACAATGTTGTCTGTGGCAATTTGTAATGATTCCTCATTAGTTTTTCCTTTGATGTCTAGATCTAGAGCAAATAGAAGACTTGTCTTATCTGTCCAAGACTCGTATAAATGAGACTTTGACACATTCGGATCGACAATCTTATTATAAATATAATTGGGCAATTGTGCTAGAAATGTTTTAGCGCCATTTGTATTTAAATCTTCTGCATACAGTCCCATATCAGCATTTTTGGAGCTGTTATAGATTCTAATCGCATCTTGTTTCAGGAGAATAGTTGACACCATTGTTAAGAATAGATAAGATTTTATTTTTAAGCTAATATTTCAAATTTCAATTTTTATGTCTAAATGCACTATAAAACGATATTAACGGTCTGAATGTTTTAGACACAAATATTTTGAATTTATAGTAAAAAATATTTATTTAATTAAAATAAAAATTGCAATTACATAGCAAAGTCGAGTTTCTGTATACAAGTCATTGGAATATCATATATTTCACTAACACGTTGTGAAAATCCTGATACTTGATTTTTAATTTCGCAATATTGATATATTTCTTTACATTTGGTCATTGCAAAGAATTCAACTAATGTTCCTTTAATCTTGCTAGGATCATAGCCATTCACGGCTCCAGTATGAACTGGTTCCGTATTAAATTGATTAAATTTATATTTATCAACTAAATCGAGCTTTGTTAATTTGGAATTAGACAAAATTAACACATTGTTACCCCATTTTGGAATTATTGTTTCATTTATAAAATCGGTCAAAAGTTGTACGTCTTTAACAATATCATTGTCGAATATAGGATCATCAAATCTCATGTGTAAAACAGCAAAAGAACCATCTACCAATCCACTATCAGTTAACGTTTTATTGAAATGTACTTTAAAATCTGGTTTCATAGTAAATATATTTTTAACTTTCTCCAATATTCCCTTATCAATGGGATATGATATGGTAGCATTATGATATAAATAATTTTCTGTATTAAAAATATTGATTGCATAATTTGTTTGATCAGTACTAACTATTTTATCTTGAATGTATGAATGATTATTATTATTTGCATTATATAGGTAGTGTGCAATCTCGTTATCCTCATAATTAACGAAAATTGATTTATCATTCATATTTTGATATAAATGAATTACACCTCTGATATAATCACCTAGACCAAAATAACATTTACTATTATAAACTGTGACCACAGTGTTATTAGTAAATTGTTCGACCACATAAAAGTAATAATATAACACATACAATGTTAATAAAATGATGGCTAAAATTCCGGATTTATTCATTTAATATATAATGGAAAAAAAATTGATAGAAAAATATATTATTTATTGATGTTATAATTTGCAATGGAAATAATAATAGCACTAATTATAATATTAAGTATCGCATGTATTGTCCTATTTGCAGCATTAATAGTATTGTCATCTCTATTTTTACAGTTATTTTGCGATAGTGATGATTCTGCGAAAACTAAATCTGCACATAGAGAAGATGATAATTGTTGTTCATGGTATGGGAGATGGAAGGTGAAGAAACAAAAGGAGAAAAATATGACAGGTATTGTTATCGGAGAAATTGTTGATAGAGTGAATGACGAACAATGTTAATTATTTTTTTTAGCAATAAATATAGCATATGCTGATAAAATACAAGATGCTAATGCTAAACATAATCCTAGTATTCCTGGCAATTTAAATTTATTTAATTCTATCAATTGATTATTATTAATTTCTAAATTTATATTGCATTTTTCATTAGTTTCTAAATTATTAGTTGTTTCTTTTTTAATTTTTTCTAATTGACTTTCAATGTCATCAAGTTTCAATTTAATATTAGGTAACTGCACCAATTGTTTATGATTTTCTTTCAATTGATTTTCAATATCTTGTGACACAGACAATTGTTTATTTCTGTGAATGCATAATTCATTTTCTTCTCGTGTTGCTATTGTACCCACTTGTCCATTGTATGGTACATGATATTCTGCCATTATAAACAATAATATATTCTTATTGTTAAGTAAATAATTTAATCAGCAACGGCAATAATCTTTCCAATGCCCTTTGTCCTACCATCTCTAAAGAATAGACATGCATCAACTTCAATAAATTCTGGTCTTAACATGAATTCGAACTTGACAATAGCATCTTGTGCACCCCTAATAATTTGTTTTTTACCTGATTCAGCAACTGTATCTGAATCTAACATTGTTACTTCAATGATTCTTGCTGCCTGTCTCACAGTTCTATAATGAATTACTGGACAATAGCCTTCGCCAACTGTTGTCTTCAAATTAAGTACTTTAACAGATGCTGTAAAACGTAATGACATTTTATTAACCATTGTAGGATCAGATGTTATTACTAAACCTTTTCTAATTTGATCTCTTGTAAGACTTTCTTTAATAAATCTAATATTTGCGCAAAAACTTTGCCCTTGATCAATAGTCTTTAATGAATTGTGAAAATTATCATGTAGACCCTTAACTTTAACACCAATCATATATGGTTTTTCTGTTCCTAATGGACCAATAAACAAATCTTGCCCAACAGATATAGGACTATCATTAGTACCCAATGTTCCCGTGATAACAATACCTACACCTGGTGGCTGATAAACACACTCAATATATGATAGAATACATACATTCTTAATGGTCCTTGGAATATTTACTGTTGCGATATTGGTAACACGAGTTGGTAAAATTTTTAATAAATTATGTATCCTGTCAATATTTTTACCAGTTTTACTAGATGTTGTTAAAATAGGAATATTTGTAGTAAAATAATCTTCCATTAAACAATTTGTAAATAAATTATCATAATCTTCATCTGTATCTATTGCAACTGATCGTTTCTGAAATAATGGAATCTTTAATGTACGTCGCACTTGTTTCTTATGATCTGTGTACACATTTGGTGGACAAATATCTTCTTTTGTCAAGATAACAATAAATGGGATATTTAACCATAATAAGATTAACATATGTTCAGTTGTCATTGGATTGAGGCCTTTATTAATGCCAATGACCACTATAGCATAATCCAGAAAGTGTCCAGTGATACCATACATTGTAGTTTTTAAATATTTTAAGTGACCGGCTAAATCTAATATCGTAATCTCTCGACCAACATCATTATATTTAATATAATTATATGATATAACAGATGTTCTACCAGATTCTAATTCATGCTTTACTTTTGTTACTGTTTTTCTAGCTGAACCATCACCATCATCTAAAACACCTTTACATAACACACCTATGATTGAGCTTTTACCGGCATCAACACCTCCACACATTGCAATTTTTAAACACGATGTTACGCTCATTAATAATTATATTATTTTTTACTTAACTTGTTTTCAATGGTAATTATTTTTATTATTAAACTGTTGTCTTTTTTCCTGTTTAATCCCGTTTTCATGTCTTTTTACCATGTAATGTTTATTTTTACCTAATTTAGAAGCTTTACTCATACTTTTATTCATTGTGTTACTCGCTTTTGCGAATGCTACCATGGCATATTGCGAAAGATACAGAAATAACATTGTTGTACTAACAATCGATATTGTTTGAAGAAATATTACTAGATTCATTGATAAATATAGTAATATATTGTTAAACCAATAATTTATAATCTAAAATTTTTATCGGTATCATATTCTGATTTAGATTTTGGCATTGTATTTGATTTTCTTGCTGATTTCATTGTTTTCTTTGATTTTTCAATAGGTGCGACTAAGGGTGCCGTATCAGTTACCATAGCTGTTGATTTTCCAGTTAATTTTTTATAAAGTTTTCTGTTAATTTTTTTTAATTCAAGAATTTCTGATTCGTATTCATCTAATACTTGCTCATATTCGTCTTTAATTTCACATATTGATAATTGTCTATAAAATATGGAATTTTTAGTTTGTACAGACCATTTAGAATCGCCATTGACTAACATAATATACACTTTATCTTCAGAAACAAACTTTAATTCACCACCAATGCGAAATACTTTTTTAGCTCGTCCATCAGTAATTAAAACAGTATAATATCTAATGTGTGTGCCTCTGGGAACAGAATTAATATCTTCTACTTCAACATAATCTTCTAACATTATTTCTATTTCTTCCTCTGTTATTTTATCTTGCATCGTGTATTGTGGGCGAACATAGGAATCACTCATTAAATACTCATAAGATAATATATTTATGTCAAAAAATTATTATAATTCGGTTAACATTTTTTTAATTAATGTTTTGTTACTAGGTTTGCGTTTTTTACGTTTATTTGTTATTATTATTGCCAATTGTTCGTTTTCAATGGCTACAGGTATTTTATAAAATATGTAATGAAAAAATGGTCTAAATTCAAAAGTTTTGTCATTATTTGAAATGACATATATGCGTTTTTCAACTTGTGCATGATTGATACATTTCATTAAGAAACCGGCAAAAATAATGTCCAAATCTTTATTAATATATTTAATGCATGCTCCCACCGGTATTTTATTCCATAAATTGTATGGAATATATGTATAATCTTGAAACTCGGTACAATATGGTTCTGTTACTATAAGCTCTTCAATAAAATCCATTATTAATGCTATATATATTATTTTATCAATAAATAATTGAAAAAACAATATTTAAACATATATCTACATAATTTGGTAAGATGACAGAGACATTGATTTGCACAGAAACATTAATTTGGGCAAATACCAATGACCAGCGTAATAAAGATATCATTCTCGTTGAAAATGATAATGTAAATAATTTTGTTCCAAAAGTTGCAATTCAAAAAGCGGTGTCACAAGAAAAGGCAGAAGATATTGAGACAACTATTAATAAAATTGTTACAGAGCCTTATCTATCACACAATATTTTGCAATTATTAAACGATCAAGTGACAATGTCCTCATTCTTAGTATCCAAATTTAAAGCAACTGAATCAGAAGATATTTCTTGGGCCAATTTTAGACCATATTTGCAATGGATCTTAGATACATCTAAATTTATATGTAAAAATTGTGATCTACCAGTTGGTGTTTTTCCAACAGACATGGTTTATAGAAGTTCTTATAAATTTTGTGTTAGTAAGGAAAAGTGTTTTTATGCATATGATGATATTCTAAAATGGAATTCTAATAAGAAAATTAAGTGTTCCGGAGATCATTATATTCATCCTAAAATCGTTAAGGATTTGACAAATTTAATTACTGTAATGGATACAAATACAGACACAATCTTTCAAGATCTACGTCTTGGATTAATCACATTATCATATGTGATTACAGCCATGAATCAACAATTAGGTGTTTTCAACTTGTACCTCAGCAAGTCAGACGCATCTTTTAATATTAATAAATTTTACAAACAAACCAATCATAAATGCATGAATAATCGTACAACATCTTATGACAAAAGTCATGATAAGAATCAAAAAAAGTATTAAATTTT